GTTGGTCGAACAATAATATACGGAACACTAAAAGTTCTAGCCCATGCAAGAATAAGCATATCCGCAGAGGCTTTTGATGCCGAATAGGGGTTGGATGGTTTTAATAGATCAGTTTCTTTATGAGAACCAACATTTATATCCCCATACACTTCATCTGTACTGAAATGTAAAAATATAGGCATTTTAAATTTATGCTTCTGTTTAATCAATTCTAGTAAATGATGCACACCATTTATATTAGAGTTTAGAAATACATTAGAACTAATAATAGAATTATCTACGTGTGTTTCTGCGGCAGTATTAATAACATAATCACAATCATATAGATAGTCCAAATCATTAATATCAGATTCTATAAATTTGAATTTTTCATATTCTAAGAAAGTTTTTAATAGATTTTGATTTGCCGCATATGTAATTTTATCAACCCCAATTACATACCATCCTTTATCTAAACATTCTTTTGTTATATGAGATCCGATAAATCCCAAACATCCCGTAACATATACTATCTTTTTAGACACTAAACTTCTCCATTATATTTTATAATCAATTAGTCCTTGATTCATACCTTTTAAGTTCAATTTTAAAGAACTCAATCTAGAACCATTACCAGTATAATTAAGACCTACATTTTTTATAATTACTTTATTAGGTAAATTATGTATTTTTATAAATTCGTCAACAACTTCACTCAATAGCAATTTAGTAGTATAAACAAGATTCAAATCTTTATAAAAACATTCTTTATCTATATAGTTCTCAACCACAGTAAGAACATCATCCAATGAAATATAATCAAAATATTTGTTATCTATTTTTATAGGTTCTTTAGTCAGAATTTTTTTGAATAGTTTACTATTATTTTCAGTATCATGGAAGCATCCAAACAACCGTAAATTATAAAAATTATCTATAGGAAACATCATACGGGATATAATATTTTTACTCATCCCATAATGATCAAAAGGAGAACACGCAAATATGCTCTCCTCTTTTAAATTATTGATATGAAATCTCCTATCAAACTCCGCTCCAGATCCGAAATTAATTAATTTCCCAAATTCTTCTCTTAGTAGATATAAATTATTAAACATTACCAAATTCTGATGATATGCTTTTGCATTAAACATCATTTTGGTATCTGTATTAGAAGCGCAATTTATAATAACATCTGGTTTATGAATTTTTAATAAACTTCTAACTTCGTTAAAATCTTCCAAGTCTACATCTTTTCTGGATACTGGAATAGCTTCTAAGTTTTTAGACAGAAACTTTCCAATAAATCCAGAAGCCCCTAAAACAAGTATTTTATTTTCCATAATCGGAAAATTCTACTAGTATAGTATTCTTTCGATCAGTTCTAGTATATGCAAGTTTATATGATGGTAGTATTTTATCGGGGGAATCTAGTTCCAAAACATCCGTATTTTGCAACATTTTTCTAAAAGATTCTGAAAAATTACCTTTGTGTTGATCTTGAGGATTAATAGGGGTTTCAGAACCGACTGCAACTCTAATAATTACCTTTGGTACATATCCCATATCAGACATAGAAACCATTTTATCCAAATGATTTACTAACTGATCTGCAGCACATAATAGAAAATTCCATCTTGGGAAGATAGATACCGGAATAAAACCATTTAAAGCCATTCCAATAGAAAACCCAACTTGGAAATTTTCTGCAATTGGGAATTCCATTTTTCTTTCGGGAGGAACAAGATTCATAGTGTCGTACAATCCAGTACCTTCATATTCTATCGCCTGTCCAATAAAAATTGTATCCGGTTGCTTGGAAAGCCATTCCATAGCAGAAGATAATTCATTTTTGTATATTAATTGATCGTTCATTAGAATTGTACCCTCACACCAGCCCCGGCATGGGGATATACTTTATTACTATATTCATAATAAATCAAATTGGAAGATTCGTACCATTTTCTAGAGTAATTTTTCGGAAGATACCAAGGTACAGTTCTCCCCCAAATCTTTTCCGTTGGAGTAGTTACAGAAAGTTTATTATTTTCAACCACAAATGTAATTGGTAATTCATGATTTACAGAATACTTATATGCTTCATGAAAAGCGCCCGTTTCAGCACTCATATCCCCTACCCAACACCAAACTCTAGATCCAGATTCTTTATTTCTTAAAATAGATTCCGCAATACCAACTGCAATAGACGGAATGCCTCCGACGATAGAAGAAGAAACAATCTTATACTCAGCAAGATTCATTACCATACTTTTTCCAGCAATAATTTTATCCAATAAAACATTTTCCGGAACACCTTTCAATAGGCATTGGTAATGATTTCTCCAAGTACAACAAACCCAATCATTATGTATATCAATTTTTTCAAAAACTTTGAGAATTTGTTTTTCGTTTCCGTGATATAAATGGACGGGAGATCGTATTTCTTTATTATTAAATCGTCTAGCAACTTCCGTCTCAAATTTAATTAATTGTTTAACGTTCATAGTTTACTCATAAATTCATCGACACAAATTCCAATATACTTAATCTGTTCTGGAGTTATAACAGGACTAGTTCCATGAAATAATGTATTTGTTGTGGAGAAAGTTGCATTCGGATATTCATTTCTAGCAGTTTCCAAATCCATTAAATGCGAATATGCAGGTTGTAACATAATATTACCAGCAAAATATGGTCTAGTCTGGATCTTTTTATCTTCCAAAAAATTCACATAATCAAACCGTTTAAAAGGGGCATCCTTTTTAATTGTAAGAGGGAATGCAAACCAACTAGGATCTGATCCATTTGTCGCCCTTGGTAGATGAAAATATTCTTCATACTTTTTATATATATCAAATAAAAGATTATAATTTCTTTTGCGAAGAGTTGTAATCTCATCAAGCTTTTCAAGTTGATGTAACCCCATCGATGCTTGAAGTTCAATGGGCTTTAAGTTGTAACCAATTTCATCATAAACATATTTGTGATCAAAAGTCTCATCAGGAAGAGCAGGAATCCAATTTTTAAAACGAGATTTACAAGTTCCGCATTTAAGCGTGTTTGCCTTTGGACCAACACAATAACATCCTCTCCCCCATTCTCTAAGACTTCTTAAAATAACTTCGATTTCAGCAGATTTGGAAGCAACAAATCCTCCTTCTCCCATAGTAATATGATGAGCGGGATAAAAACTACATGATGCCATTTCTCCAAAACTTCCTAATGGTTCACCATTATATGTAGAACCTAAAGCATCGCAACAATCTTCAAGAAGAACAAGGTTATACTTCTTAACTAAATCCATTACTTGATCCATGTTAGGAGGATTTCCCAATACATGTGCAAATGTGATTACTTTTACATCATGTTTCTTTATTAAATCTTCTGCTTTAGTCAAATCCAAATTGAGAGTATCTAATTCAATATCCAAAAATACTGGATCAAAGCCCATTTGTAATGTTGGATTTAGTGTCGTGGGAAATCCAGCAATAGGCATTAATACTTTTGTTCCTTTTGGAAATCCATAATAACTCTTGGATGCCAAAGCATTCATCATTAATAAATTTGAACTAGAACCACTATTAGTTAGAATACCATATTTTTTACCAAAAAATTTAGGGAATTTTCTCTCAAACTTTAGAGAATCTTCACCCATTACTAACCACCCAGCCAATAACGTTTTTACTGCTGCAACATATTCATTATGATCAAAATACGGACCAGCATAATTAACATAATTTTCCCCAGCTACCCAATTTCTTGAAGCGTTTTTATTCCTAATAAACGCTTCAACTTGCGACAGAATCGAATCCAAATGTTCCATAATAATTATCCCCAATAAGCAAATGTAGTTTCTAGAAAAGAGAATTCTTTTCTTCGTTGTGGAGCATCAATTTCTAATGGATATATCCAATGTTCATTAAACATTTCTTGCCATTTTGCATATCCAACATTTTGAGTCCATCTATTTCCTTTAATTCCAAAATATAATTGTAATATTCCTCCCGTTTGAATTCCCACTTTTCCTTGTTGTTTCGCATGGTCTGCGTAAAAAGGAGATTGATGAGACACCGAAGTTAACAAAACATCATAATCATATTTGTCAATTTCTCGTTTAATATAATCCAACAACTTTTCAAAAGTATTACAACCTTGATATTGCCTATCATCTAACATAGGATGATAAGGAGAACGAATACAACCAACCAAATCGAATGGAACTATTTTATCTTTTCTATCTCCCCAAATCAAGTCTATCTTTTCCCACTGACTCATTATGGATTCATAATGAGAAGAAATTACCAAAACTTTTTTTCCTTTCAGATATTGGGTCCAAGGATTTTCGACATATCCAACTTCTGCTTCGCCAACTAATAATCCAGGATCTAATACATGATACGTATGCCCAGAATAAAAAATAGGTATATTTGAAAATTGCGATAGGAATTTCTGATTGCGCGAAATGTCGCCAGAAATATCAACAAATCCAAGGATATCCGAATTTTTCATCACTTTAATTGTTTCCGGATATACATACGAATATACATAATCCATTGATCTGGGATTAATTCCAGCTTCAATTAGTGTATTCTCATTGAAGAATTGATGGACAGGAAGAGTTCCTTTATCCATACAATCCAAAACATATCCTGCAGTATTATCTATACGAACAATAGAAAATGATTTATCTTCTTTTAGCCATGCGGCAATAGTATCATTCAACTCAACAAAATTATTAGAAACGTACATATCACTTACCAATAATGTATCTTAAAAAACTATATAGTCCATTCAAATCCGGTGTTCTGTGGAACAATGGTTGAGAAGCTATTGACGAAAACGCATTAAGACTTCTTTCATATCTAACTATCGTATCTAATATTGATTCTGTTGAATCATAATCGGCATAGTTAATATAACACCTATCATTAAAATCTAATGCTGTACTTTGAGGTCCGTAATATATTGGTATACATCCGGCAATTTTCGCTTCGAATAACTTTTCCGTTGTGTAGCCGTCAGTAATAGAATTTTCGAAACAAATATTCCATCGATAATTTTCTAAAAGTTTAACTTTACACCCTTCATATGGATTGCCAAATGCTCTTCCAAATGTATGAACTCCTTTAAACTCATTCAATTTACTAGCAACATCAAACCTATTCTGAACTGCGTTTCCTATAACAATAGCACAAAAGTTTTCTCTATCCCAAATCTCTTTCGGTTGCCATTTATGATTCATCTGATCTAATGATATTCTTGCGTGGGGAAAATTGGGTTCATTCCACCAATTAACATAGAGATACCAATGAGGAAGTCTAAAATTTCTACCACTATAAGTATCAAAATCAAAGGAAAGAGTATAATCAGCAAAAGCGAATTCTGCTCTTTCATTTTCGCCAGTATAGAAAATCTTGACAGCTTTAGAATTTTTATGTTTAAATCGTTCTTTACCAAATGAAGAAGCAAATATAATATCCGCTTCTTTCGGAGAAGAATTAAAATTAAATTCTTTATTAAAGCAATCTTTAAATACTAGATTAAACCAATTAGAATTTGGATCAAATCCGGGCCAAAAGTCTAAATAGCAAATATTCATTTAAAATCTCGCATTAGTATCATATACAAAAATATTATTTTTTTCTTCATTAACATGATATAAAGCATTCAATGCTTTGTGATCCATTTTCATATCATAAATTACAGATTTTAACAGATCATTACATTTTTGGAACATTTCTGCCATTTCTTGTTCGGCTTGTTCTTTTTTATACCCCGTTCCAGCGGGATGTTTAATTTCGAAATTATAATCTCTAATTACATATTTTCTTCTAAGATGTGAAAATGCACAGATCAGAAGATCCCAGCCCCAACCAAGATGATTTGTTTCCATCAAACTCACTTCACTCTTCATGTCAGAAATAATATCTTTATGAACCATCCAGCATGTATTATCTGTATCAGCTACTACTCGGAGATTATTTTCAAGATCAAACATATCCGTTCTTTCCGAAATATAGTAGGTGTCATTTACATTTGGAGCATAAACTCCCCATTGATATTTTTCATATGATTTTTCTGCCGACTTTAGAATATTTTCCCAATTATCATAAGAAGCATCTGATTGAACATGCCAAAAGAAATCATATTCCGACTCATCAAATAATTCAAGAGCTTTTCTAAATTGATCCGAAAAATAGCATTCATTGCCTATATTGATCCAATGATCGTGTTTATTATCATCATCGGAATTAATAACCGTGACATCAACCATCGACGATAGATATTCTTCTAAAAATATTGTATTTTTATATTGCCCCTTCCACGAAAATATAAAACATTTAATTCTCATTTTTTTCTCCAAGGAAATTCGCCTTTATATTTTTCAATCATAATTTCATTACCATTAATAAAGAATTCTTTTTTAACCGACCTTTCGGTATTACCCGCACGATAATTTACAGTATATTGACCCGTACATTCTTGTGCTAGATTATTACTTCTTAAAACATGAGTCAAAAATCTATCTACTTCCGGCACTCCGGGTTCTCTTGCTTTACGATACCAAATGGGAGAAGTTTGTAGAGCTACCTCTTTGGGCAAAAAGAAGCAATTAACATCAACAAAATAATCTCGTTCATCCAGTATAGATGGATAATTCCCCAAAGATTCGCAATCATCATTGCAAACATAATTGCCTTCGGCATCAACAATCTTCCTCAAAGAATATGCCCATCCCTTTCCGGAAATTGCTTCCATCAAAGATTCTACATGAGTTTCATCATACCAGTTATCTTCGTCTAGGAAACAAACAAAATCTCCTTTACAGAGATAAATAGATGCTCCATAAATTCTGTGACCATTAAATCTATCTTCGCCAGTTGGATATGGAAGAGGAATAACATCTACTAGCCTATTAGAAATATCAGTATCTTTTAAAATATCAGCAACTTTGTCAAGATACTTCTTTCCATCAACTACAATTAGATGTTGAATATGTTTGTAAGTTTGTTTTTGAATTGATTCAACTGCTTTTTTTAGATACTGAGTACCTGTGGTTGGTGTAATCACCGTCACTGTTTGATTCATAATAAGTCCTATAATCTTAAAATTCCAAAATGTTCTTTTGATCCTTCAATCGGATCAATGGTATATATAACTGTTTTTATCCCATAATCTTTTATACATCTAATACACCCATCACAAGGCATACAAATGCCGGAGATAAAAGAGTCTTTTTTTGTGGACTCGTATTTCACTCTAGCAACATATAGAGTGGACTTTTCAAATTTATCGAAATGTATTTTTTTATCGGCATTAAAAATAGCAGAAGTTTCAGAATGCCAATAAATAGCTTCTTCATTTCTTGAATATCTACTTTGATATGGATGGGATTTCATTTGATTCACCCCATAGGATATTATTTTATTTCTATAAACAAGTGCTGACGCAATCCAGACTTTTGGATGAGTTCCAGAAAGCGCCAGAGTTTTTAGATCATCTATCAATTTTAAATCAATCTTCATAGGATCATTATACCACGAAGATATACAAATTGTCAAATGTATTCGTTATATGTAGTTATTATGTACTTTGGTCCAGAAATTGGTTTTTTTCCTGTATGAATATTAGTCCACAAGGGAGGAAACATTAAAAGATTTCCCATTTCTGGTTTGATAATTATCTCATCTTCTCTACCGAAAGTAGTTTCTCCCCCAATTTCCACATTATTTAAATAAAATAAAAATGACAAATACCTTTTTGCAGATTCTTTATTCTGGACATCTACATGCAATTTAAACTCATGAAAATCATTTGGTAAATACTTCTTGATTCTAATCTCTTCAAATGCATAAGTATTGGGAAATTGGTGTTCGTCTATACCAAAATGTTCTTTATAATCTTTTGTATATTCCTTGCAAAGATATAGAAAATATTCGATCAAGTCTCCCCATTTCTGGGGATTTTTATTGATATTCAATTCTGTAAACTTGATGTAATCATTTATATTTCGTTCTTCATGCTCTTCCGGAGAAGATTCGAACATATTAATAATAGTATCACACGTCTGTTGATTTAAAACATTTTTATAAAGTCTAGTGAAATCAAACATTATATTTTAAATCCTTCAAATTTATCTTTCATACTTTTGTGTTGAGGCATTTGTGGCATTTGTCCGGAATCAGTAATTCCTACTTGAGCAGAATTTTCAACGTCATACAATCTCATCTTTGCTCTATCAATGCCTACAACAAATCGCTTATTAATATTCTTGTCCGCATATCTACTTTTAATTTGCTTAATCATAATCTGTCCCAGAGAATCTAATTCTTCAGTAGATATGAGAGCAACAATCCAGTCTGCCGTCATACTTGTACCATGAGATTCTGAAACATCTTCCATATTAGGATCAGAGCTTGATCCGCCCCCACGATTAAATTGAGAAGAACTTAAAATTGGAACTTTAAATTCGACTGCAAGTCCTCGTAACTCTTCGGCAATTGCTTTAACATAAGAATACATATTAACCGAAGAACTTAGTTTTAATCGAGAAGAAGAACAGATGTTCATATAGTCTACAACGATTATATCCGGAATAAAATTCTTTTTTAAATTTAATTCATTCAACAAGTTTCTAAAATGAATAACTCCAGCAGACGAAGTTGGGTATTGTTTGATAATCAGCTTTCCAACGGTATTAGATCTGATCTTGCCTATCTTCCTATCAAACAATTCTTTTGGCATACTCATCAACTCGTCCATAGAAACATTCATTAGATTAGCATCGATTCTTTTACCAATTTCTTCTTCGGACATTTCTAATGTGATATACAAAACATTCTTGCCTATCTGTAGGTAGTGAGAGGCAAAATGACACTTAGTCAACGTCTTACCAACATTTGTTCCAGAAATTAAAAGATTAAGTGTTCCTTTGGGAAGTCCACCATTAGTAATTTTATTAAAGTATTCCAAATCAAACGGAATTCTTTCTTCTTTACGATGATAGTATTCATATCTAGAATCAAAGTCTTCAATGAAGTCATGCCCAACGCTTTGATCAAAAGATACTGCCAAAGCATCAGACAAAATCTTAGGAATGGAACCTTTATCTAGAGTTTTATTCTTTCCGTCCAATATAGAAATTGACTCCAAAACTCCGTTGTAGATTGCCTGATCTTGGCAGAATTTTTCGGTCTTATCGACTAACCATTCTTGTTTACATAATTCATCTTTAGTAGATTGTATCTCATTCAGAACTTCGATACTTTGTGTATATTCTTCTTCAGATAAATTGTTTTCATTCAACTGAATGATTAAAGACTCGTAGGTAGGATTTGTATTATATTCTCCCACAAAGTCTTTAATCTGCTCATAAATTGTCTTTTCAGTTCTATCAGAGAAATATTCGGATTTAATAAAAGGCAAAACCTTTCTAGTATAATCCTCATCATATATTAAATGCTTTAAAATAGCATGTTCAATTCTCATCAAACCTCCTCGGTTTCTGATTTCAGCCTTTGTTCAATCAATGAAACTAAAATATTTCCAATATGATTTTTAAAATCATCTTCGCTCTCCAAATCATCATTACCATTATTATCTATAATATCATAATTAAAAGATAGCACTGGATTATTTGGATCTTCATCAATCGAAACACCACCATATCGATAGACAACTCCAGCATATTCTCCAGCTAGTAATTTTATATCAATATTATCAGACACCTCTTCTGGAATAACAAATTTGAAATCCACTCCTTCCAAATATTCTTTATTAATCATCTTCTTCTTCTCCATATTCACTATCTTGATTTTTGTTAAACTCTTCTTCAATATCATTATCAGAAATGATAGCATGAGAAGAAATAGCGTAGCGTTCATAAATGTCATTCTTAAACCTTTCAGAATTCAAAATTGGTTCCCAAAACTCTTTTGTATTGGTTTCTTTTAATCTATATTTTTTATCTTCAACTTCTCCAGTTTCTTTATTAACTCTGGAATACCATCCATTAGATGGTTTCATAACAAACCCAAGTTCCAAAGCAATATCAATCAAACCAGAATATTTACTAACCCCATTATCAAAAGAAATATTAATTGGAATTTTGGACTTTTCTCTAACATACCTGGATTTTTCTACATTAATAATGAAGTTATATCCAGACAATTCTGTACCATCCTTTTCTTGTTGGCGACCAAGGATATAAATATTGTCTGCCGAATAATAACTCCCCGTGTTGTGTGTTACCACATTATTTTCAAGCACATAATGTTCAGCGTCTTTAACTGAAATATCATAAACTTTATGTCTTCCAACCGACTTAATTGATTTAATAGTTTTAGTCCATTTATTAGACCATTTAACTGATTTAATTTTCATAATTTAGTTTCCTCTTACAATTTTCATTATGCCATCTTTTCAAATTAGAAGCTGTTGTTACTACATCACAATACTCACCTTTATACTTTGGTTCTGGATTCAATTTTCTAGGATTAACCCAATCAGGACTATTACACAATTCATCATTTTTAGAAACTCTTACAATTTCTTTTGTATATAAATTCTGAATCTTAATATATTGCCGATTCCATTCCTACTTTAAGATCTTTTGCTTCAATCCATTCCCCATTAATTTCCCCACCAATTAAGAATTTGTGTCTATCAGAACAAATAACTTTGTATCCATCCTCAAACTCTATCTCAAAACATTCTGGTTCACCATCATCCAATGTATCAGGATTCCATGTTGCCGTAACTTCTTTATCGCCAATCAAAGTTTTAACAAAGTCTCCCACAGAAATTTCTTCAATATTTTTAAATGTATCGTTCGAAAGTTGGATTTTAGTTCCTGCAACCAAACAACCACCACCAACAATATCCTTTGCATACAATTCCATAGTTTTGTATGTATGATTTACTGCTACCAAAGGAATATCCTTTAGAGTCAAATGTGGAGTAACCATACGGAACAGACTCTTTAATTGTTTTGCACGAGTCATATCAGCAGCAGACTTTCCTTCCAATGCATCATCCACCTCTTTCTTGGAGGCAAGATTACCAATAGAATCGATAAGAATAATAATCTTATCTCCGCGTTCAATGTTATTCATTTGCTGCATAATATCAAACTTCAGTTCTTCCACATTTACAATAGGAACGTGGAAAACACGATTCAAATCAATCCCAAAAGATTTGAAATATGATTGCGGCGATCCAAATTCGGAATCATAAAACATTAATACAGCATCTGGATATTTATCCATATATGCCTTTGCCATCAAGAGGGAAAATCCAGTCTTGAACATCTTGGAAACTCCAGCCCACATGGTAAACCCGGAGTGGAATCCACCATCGATTCTAGCAGAAAATGCAATGTTTAATACAGGAATTGATGTAGTAACAAAATCCTTATCCGCAAAGAATTTCGATTTGGCAAGGATAGAAGATTCTTTAATAGTGGAATTCTTCTTCAATTTATCTAATACACTCATAATAACCTCTTTTAACTAAAAAAAATCTTCAATGGTATTTCTCTTTTCCGTATCCCACCCAACAATTTCTGTCAACGGTTTTAGTGGTTCCAGAAAGACCTTCTCAAACATCATATTATAATCCACATAGCCCAATAAATCAAATTCTTTTGGAAGTTTTTCTGGGAAAGCTATAACATTTTCCCGAATTGGGTTTGGGACTCGTAAATAACAATATTTGATTTTATCCCCATCCTTTATATATTCATAAGTTGAATTCAATTTTGAATCATCAAGAAATTTATTATACATGATAGATGCTCTTACATGTATTGGAGTTCCTTTCTTATAAATCATGCTTGAGTCATGATACTTGTTTATACCATTAACTCCCTTGGAAAAAGATATTTGTTCAATTTTAAATTGATTGAACTTATTCTTAAAATCGACTACAAATGATTGAAACTTTACTTTATCTTCGTCTAGAATCATCTTTAAACAATCCTTCAAAGCAACTCTAACCAATGCGGGGGTTGTCGATTGAACAATCTGTAATCCTGTTACTTTAATCTTGGGTTCCGAGTAAATTACACCTTCGTTAGAATATACATTAAGAGCATATCGCTTTTTTCTCGTAAAGATCGAAGTTGAGCAAATCTTCTCTAATTTATACTTGAGTTTGTTATCATAAGAGTTTACATAATCTGATAACTCATCACAAAATTTATCAATTTCTGGTTGTATTTTGTTTGTAGCAGACTTTAGCAAAAAATCGACAATCTTATTGGGAGGAGTGCCTTCTGGACATACATTATTTACCAAACCATTCAAAGATAAAAACAATGAATCAGTATCACCACCAATAATATAATCTTCATCGGTTTTAAGAATATTATTAAGATATGCATTAATCTTATTAGCAACCCATCTATTAGAAAGCTGTCCTTCCATAGTAATTGCTTCGGCTTGACGAACATCAAAGAATCTAAAAAATTTAGTTCCAAGACATCCATACAAACTATTCAAACAAAGTTTCATAGCATTTTGAAGATTGTTAAATCTTGATATCTCAAAACTCAACCTTTCTTTTTCGAGAATTAAATTGGGATCTGTCTTATCCGTCTTCAGTTTAGCCTCAATAACTTCATATTCCTGTTGAGCAGAAATCATTTTCTTTTTATATTCTTGTCTAGCCTTGAACATCTTTTCAACCATTTCTGGAAGAAATCCTTTACGATCAGTCCTAAAGAATTGTCCATTGGGTGTCAGAGTCACATTATTCTCTTTTAACTTATCTAACTGAATCTTTTTTTCTAGAAGATTATCAACGGATATTGGCTGAGAAAGAATATTCTTCATATCATCAGTATAATCTTTGGGATCTACTAATGTTTCTGGAGAAACATTTTTACCCATAATAATAGATGGATATAGACTGGTTGCATCTAGAGTTACAATCCATTTATGCATTCCGGGTTTAGTCGGCTTTACAAAAGCTCCCTCATACTGTTGATCTTCGCCAATTACATTTTGTGGAATTTGGATATTCTTCTTTTTCAAATAATCATAAACAAGAGCATCCCACATTTTAGTCTGTTGAAATATATCATCGAAATTGGTTTTTGAATTATATGAAAGAGTTAATCCAAGTTCGAATAACTTACATTTATGATCTAAACTCTCAACCAACTCAACGTCTTTTAAGTTATATTCATAGAACTTTTGTTTATCTTCCTCATATAATTTATGAAGAGAACCCTCAAATTCAATCTTATTTTCACCAATTTCCACTTCGGCAATATAGTCTAATTTATAGCTCTCTTGAGAACTTCCTCCCGGTTGATACTTCTTATATAAATCTATATAATCCAAAGATGACACCCCAACAATAGTATATGTCTTATCTTCGTCATATCTACCAAACTTCTCATTAAATTTTCTTGTCGATTTTTCTTGGATAAATCCCCAAGGAGAAAGTTTCTTCGTTTCTTGTACTCCAACAATTTTATTAAATCTATTAACTATGTAAGGAATATCGAATCCGGCAGTATTCCATCCAGAAACTGCATTTGGATAATCCATACTCCAAACATCAATAAACTTTTTAATCAAAGTATATTCATCTTTACATTTGATATAATATACATTATCAGGAGATTTGAAATCATGGTATCCGAACAAATAATATTTCTCTTCTCCATAGAATTTTAGAGCAATAGAAATTATTGGTTGATGAGGATCATCTGCTGATGCGAAACCTCCCCGTTCCGGATCAGAGTTTACTTCAATATCGACAATGGCAATACGAATTTTAGAAAAATCCCATTCTATATCATCAGGAAACAAATCAGAAATAAAACAATATTCATACTTAGTATTCCCGTAAATCGAAAAATTGTCAACTTGAGAATACTGAGCAATGAATTCTTTACACTTCTTTATAGACCCCGGCTTCCTCTTTTGAAGATATTCTCCATAAATTGTTTTATAAGGAGATTTCTCTGTAGTTGGAACATAAAGCGAGGGCGAATATGGAACTTTGGTTCTTATCTTTTTCCCGTTTTTAATACCAATATACAAAATATTATCGCCATATTGCTTGGCATTCAAATAAAAACTGGACATTAAGACCTCTTAATTAAATAGAATATTTTTTGAAGGTGTGATGATTCCGGAACCAAAAATAGAATTATATTGTTGTAGGAACTCTTCGCCAGCTTCGCATTCAAATATAATATGATTCTTGTTAAGAGTCAAGACGGTATTTTTACTTTGCCCCGTATGTACAGGAAACGGCAAAAATCCAAATGTTGGAATAGCATCAGTTCTTGAGGGTATTACAGAAATTTGTACAGGATTCGTTAATGTGATCTTATCTCCCGATTCTTCGAATTCGGCCATAATATCTTCACCAGAAACCAATTTAAAACATTTTACATTCATTATTTTTCTCCATTAGTAACTTTCAAAACCGGCGAACCATTCCTAACTTGGATGGGAATAATCCTATCACCAAGACTTTCGTTTAATTTAAATTTAATGTAGTCTTCATAATTATTAGCTTTTTCGTCATCCATAGACGAAACATCCATGTAAACAACTACTTGATCTGTATCACCCAATCTTAAAATTTCAAAATCCAATCCAGAATAAGAAACCAATACAGGATTTCCTTTTTCTTTAATATATTTTACAAATTCGTCATCTCTTACAAAAGCTAACTTTTCAGTCGCTTCGTCCGGAGTCATCTCTGATGTATCAACTTTAATAATTAAAATATCATCTTTTTGTAGTTTAAGTTTTAAAAACTCAATTTCTTTTTCCCTATCTTCCATTTTCACCTCTATAATTTTACTACTGGAATCCCACAATCTTGTAGGAATTTAATACCAGAAGAATCTCTATAATCTTGATCATAATAGACTTTCGTAATTTTTGCTCCGTAAATTAATCTAGAGCAAACATAACATGGATTGTGTGTTACAAACATTATTCCCCCTTCTGAGGATTCGTGCGAACACGCCAATTTCATTATTAGATTTTCTTCCGCATGAGAAACTTCTGGTTTTGTTTTTAACCCAATTACAGGATCTATATACTCACAAATATTATCCCAACCGCGAGGAGTACCATTATAAGAAAACCCTATAATATTATCATTTTTCACAATGATAGCTCCAACTTTTAATTTAGTTGCTGTCGAGAGTTCCGCCGTTCTTTTAGCTACATCCATATAGTATCGGATTAGTTTTTCTTTCATACATCAAAATCTTCTTTTTCAAAGACACTCTCCCAAGTAGGTTTTCCATGTAGAGCACATTCTGTAAAATATCTAAGATCATCATGAATATCTTCCAAATACTTCTTAGGAGTCGAAGGATTTACTAAAATCTCCGAAAGAATGATTGCAGCAATATGATAGAATTTAACCTCTTCGGTTTCAAAAATAGTACTATAATTCGGATCAGAAGAATTCAATCTTTCGAATGCCAAATTTCTGCCTTCTCGTTTAATAAATTTATCGTGATTGCATCTAAAAGCCCATGCTGCTTTTACATAAGTCTTTCCATCTTGATCGAATACATCCGATGCAATAGTAATATCACGTTTACGATATAAATTTCTAACATACAAATATTTCAAATTGGACATAAAAACCTCAATTATTTGTTGGGAACAATTTCCATGCTATCTTTTTTCATGTAGAAAATCTGACTATCCTTCTCAGATTTTTTAACTCCTATGAAATCATTGCCATCGATAGTTTTGGATGGAAAATCTTTTGATGTGTAATACACAACATTATTAATTTTGCTACGTACCATTGTTAATGGTACAGAAGTCTTCTTTCTCATGTCTAGCCTCATGCAATAAGTTATTATAATATATATTGCCTTAAAAGTAAAGGGGGCATAAGCCCCCTTTGCTTATTTTTCTTTGTCTGCAGTATCTTCTGTAAGAAGAGCAGTGTTTTGCGAGATTCCGATTGGAATCTTTCTTGGTCGTTTTTCTTCTGGAATTACATTTTCAATAGAAATTTTCAAAATTCCATCTACAACATCAGCATATCTTACAACTGATGTATCAGATAAAGTGAAAACGTGTTTAAAATCGCGTTTAGCTAAACCATGATGTAAATACTCTACTTCAGAATCCGATTTCTCAGAAACACCAGAAACATGAAGTTTGTTGTGGTTTGTTTCTACGCTAATATCGTCTTTGCTAAATCCAGCAACAGCAATTTGAATTTCATAATTATACATATCAAATTTGACGATATTATATGGTGGATATGTTGGTGCTTTGTTTGTTCCTACCATTCTGTCTAGCTCTTCCATCGTAGAAAATAGACGATCAAAGCCAACAGTTGCGGGTAGTAATGATTTTCCGTATGGATATGTCATGATGTTTCTCCTAATTTATAGCGAGTTATTGTAAATAACTTCCCCGAAGGCGAAGTTTGACGAGAGGAATATTTTAATTGCCTATCCTCTCACTGCAATTCCCATCCCGATGGGTATAACTATTTATATCAAATGTTATTATTTTTCTTAGATCCAATTGAATATTTATGATGTATTTCCCAATCAGATTTTTCTTTATGCGTCAAAATTTTAATTTGACTCAAATCTACTGTATTATTTTTGATTGCATTTTCATTAGAAATTTTTAATAGTTCCCAATCTTGTAGAAGCAATGAGATACTATTTCTTCTAGCCAAATCGTTTTCGGAAATATCTGTAGGTCTTCCATCTAACGCAAAAAGCTCTTTAAAATGAACAATACGATAAAATCCTCTCTTATGTAGAATGTAGCAACTAGGATATAATGTTCTTTCTTTTCTAGATGCTACTCCGATTCTACTTAGAGTTTCTCTAATTTTTAGAAATGCTTCTTCGTTGTCTAATAGAATTTCAACTCCATGTCCCTTAAATATATCATCCGTCATAATTTTCTCCAAATAACAATGTGTATAAGTTATTTATTATTTGGAGTTTTTCCACCTTTATCTAATTTTTCTCTAATGATTTTAACATCTTCTGGCGATAATAATGATAAAACTTGCTTTGCTTTGTTGGAAGAATATCCAAAATATTCCTTAATATACTTAATATCGGGATTTTCCGTATATTTAACCCATTTTGCGTATCCTCTTTTATAGCCTTTAATGGAATAAAAAAGATAGTCATACTGTAATTTCTTATCTAAATGTGGATTCATGTTCATCTGATTAACATAAAAAATCGCATCTATATGACTAGATAGTGCTTTATTAACAATAAATGGATTATATTCTTTTTCTTCTTCTTGGGAGAGTATATACTCCTTAGTTTGTAATATAGATGGGACTATATCTTTAAATATGTCCATCACTTAAACTCCGCTTCAATCATTAACTCCGTGAAAAATCCCATAAATTGTATTTCTTGATCGGCAACAAACCCGCTTTGAAATTGATACTTAGCCAAAATTAGAATAACTGCAGGTATAGAGCTAGGTTTTAGAAAATCATATAATCCGTCATACACTTTTCTATAAATGATATTATGATCATTATCCACGTTAGCAACAATCCATTCCTTAACAGCAGTAAGGTTCTTTTCTTTAAGACTTTTAATCAATTCTTTCAGTTGAAGTTCGCCAACTTGAGATAAAATACCCGAATCAATTTTTCCATGAATGGAATATCTCTGAATCTCATTAAGAATACGTCTGTTATCGGGATACCATTTGTTTACAAATGTGGCAACAACTTCCTTATCAAACTCGATCCCTTCTGCTTCAAGTATAGTACAAACTCGTTTGAAAAATTGTATAATAAGTTTCTTCTTTTCTATTTTGTTAATAGTAAAGTTAACTACAGCACACCTAGAATGAATTGGTTCAATAATTTTATTCGCATAATTACATGTAAGAATAAAAGTACAATTACTTGAATATTTCTCCAAAAAATTTCTAAAAGCATCTTGAAAATTTCGAGTTGCGGCATCAAATTCATCCAGAATAACAACTTTTCTTCCTCCAGAAAGAGATACCGAAGAAGCGTAGTTTGAAATTTTGGTTCTTAGAGTATCAATACCATTCTCATCAGAAGCATTGATAAAAAGATAGTCACAACCAACCTCATTACAGAGAGCTTTAGCAATAGTAGTCTTTCCAGTACCAGCACCACCAACCAATAGTAGATTAGGAATTTCCTTTCGATTTACATATTCTTGAAAAGTACTTTTTGTATTTTCGGGAAGAATACAATCTTGTACTTTCGACGGGCGATATTTTTCAACAAATAAGAAATTATCAACATTCATAACAAAGACCTCAAATATAAATCATCAAATAAAAGCCGTCCTTGGCTCGAAAGTTACTTAACTATTTTCAGTAACAATTCCTTCATAGAGTAATTCAAACTCTTCTTGTTCTGCAACCACTTCGTTATAATTCTTCTTGTGATATGTCTTTGCCATTTTTCGAATAATTTTCTTCGGAATCTTCAATTCTTCGTGAACTGAATTGATAATTTCCTTCAGAGTATCGCGTTGAGCTTCTTGCATTGTCATAACATCGGACAACTCTTTCATGCCAGTCTTTAAAACGCGAAGTTCTTCTTCAGTAAATGTTCCAAATGTAGAAGCGACAGTCTTAGTCATATAATCCTCTGTTAGTTATAAGTTGATGAGTTTTCGGTAGCAATGTAATAAACAAGCCCCAATGCAGATTCTGTAAATTTAGCCAATCCCTTAGAACAAATTTCTACTTCATAACTTCCGGGAAGAATCTTCAGATTCTCAGTTCTAAAAACGGTTTTATACTTAGCTCCATTAGCATCTACATTCATGGAAATAGAGTTTGTATGAACCGAGTCATCATTTACATCAAAAGTAATTAAACTTACTACCTCCCCATCACTTTCAATAGCTACATTAGGAGATCCCAAAACATTTGCAGTTCTAAGTAACCAATTAAAATCTTCCTCCGAAAGAGTAAACTTTACATCTACAGTTGGAATTTGTGGACGTACATTAGGAGCCGCGACAATCATAGACGGATCTGTAAATCTATACTTGATCTTAGATCGTCCACCATATCCCTTGATGATAATATGCTTAGAATCAAATTCTAGTTCCGCTCCGTCCTTAAAAAGTGACATGACAGATAAAAAGTTATTCAGATCATAAATCCCAAAATTTTGGGGAATAGTTTCCGAAATCGTAGCATCTGCCAAGATATTCTTTTGCGGAGATACTGTTGATAGGATATTACCTTCCTTAAAATAAATTCCAGGATTGATACTGGAAAAATTTTTAAGGACATTTATTGTCTCACTACTTAGTTTCATTATATACCTCAATTATTATCAATAACACAAATTATAATACCCTGTAGGTCCAGTTGTCCTGACATTAGAAACAGTACAATTATCTAGATAATGATAGTCCATACTTCCTACTGGTCCTATATTAGTTTTAATGTCCGAAGAAACAGTCGATACGAAAGTTTCGTCTTCCTTTCTCATTTCGATCCATCTATTAAGAGAAACAATAGCTTCTTTAACATCCTTTTCAAGATCTTTGTGACCTCTTCCACCAGCCACCAACAGCTTTTTTACAGCATGTTGAATAGCTGGATCGGTCACGCCAAATAATTCCAAAACCCTATAAACATCAACACATTCGTAGGGAACTTTTTTATAATAGTGGGAATATTCTTTCATTATATACTATCCATCAATTAAAGTAAAGGATTTTATAGTTCACCAAGATGTTGTGCAACTGCTGGTAGATTACCCGTGAAGATGTAAGTTCCTACATGGGAAAGTTGTAGCCAAGGACACATCCAAACTTTAATTCCTAACTTTCTCATCTGATGGCAGTTACAATAATCTTCTGAAAGAGTTCTCTTGGATTCTGGATCGATGAATACATTAAAGAATGAACAAATTTCACGATCACCACCAAAATGAGCTTGTCCGACGTGATCTGGCTTATACATATATTCTGGATGAGCTTCTTGGAACTTCTCAAATACTTCTCTACGATACATACAAAATCCAGTACCAACTTCAGAAACTTCTAGAGGTTCTGTAACAGAAAATCTCTGCATTCCACCAACAGGATTAAATACCATAGATCCTACCAACTTTTGATACTCTTCAATAGGCAGAGCAGGATTCTTTTGAATTGCTTTGTGGAGTTGACCCCATTCAATACTCTTCTTGGGATACGGACCACCTATGATTTCTTTATCAAGCGCAAGCATGGCTACAATATCTTGTGCATTGAATGCGATATCGGCATCAATAAACATCATATGAGTACAATCAGAACGATTTAAGAATTCATCAACAATATAATTCCTAGCACGTTGAATTAAACTTTCATTAAAAAGAAAGCTAAACCTAACATCCACACCATATTGAACCATCATCGCTTGTAGATCCAAAAGACTCTTAGCAGTCATCCCAGTCATCTGACCGCCATAACAAGGCATTCCAATAAATAGTTTTTTAGATCTTAATGTTTCTGCAGAAATTTCAATTTTCATAATTTACCTATCAAGTTATATTAAATTTTTTCACCAACTTCAAATCCCCTTAATCTAACAAATCTAGGGAATCGAAGACTATAAGTTCCATTTTGATTCTGTGTTATAGCATCGCACTCAATTTCTGCGATTTTGCCAATAACCTTGGAAGAATTATTCCAATATAATTCTCGTTCCTTGTCCGTAAGTCCAGACCCAACATTGACTAAAATTTCTTTTTCGTCTTCATACCCATTACAGACAAGAGCACCCAATTTGCCCTTATATTTATCATCGCCCTCCTGTAAATTAATAATTTCTAAATCTATTGTCATTACGGGTTTTAACTTTAACCATGCTGCAGACCGCTTACACTCATAAGGCGCACTCAAGTCTTTAATCATGATTCCTTCTTTTCCAGCATCAATACATTTCTTATTAAACTCGTTAAATTTTTTTATTCCTACTTCTGAATCCATATCAATAGAAATACATTCCAACACTTTAATATTATCTAAACCAACTGTCCGCGAAGTAATTTCAGCCAAATTTAAAAATCTTTCATGTTGTGGTATATCAGATTTACCACATTGAAAATCTCTTAGAGGAATCATATCAAACAAATAAAGCATAGAATCGTTTGTTTGAATATCGGTCTTTCTATACAATTGCGTCATCAATGCTTGAAAAGACTCCGACATAATTTCTCCATCGAAAACAGTTGGTTCATCTAACATAGACCCCAAATCGGACAACTGTCCTCTGATTTTATCAAAGTTCAGAACCTCTTTTCCATTTCTAGAAAACTGATCAACTCTCCCATTAGGATAAACAATAGATAAAATTCTAGTACCATCTAATTTCTCTTGTAGAATTTTATTTCCTGTTAATTTAGTTTCGTGTAACTTGGAATCAAACGCCAACTGACAAGAAAATACAGGAATATTATATTTCTCCGATTTAAGTTTTTTAGCAACGTTGTTTACAGTCTTTACATCTACACCACATTTAAGATCTTTCATCAAAATTCTACGATACCAATTATTCCACATGTGCATAGATGAACTGATAGCCATTTCAAGAACCATTTTTCTAGCATCATTGCCAGTTACCTTTCTATCAATCAATAGGCTAACATTTTCAAAAAACTCTTCTTGAGTCAATTTATGTTCGGTATCAGAAATTTTCTCCGGTACTTGTTTAATACCGAAAGTAACCAATTTATCTAATGCAAGAGAAATACCTTTAAAAAATTCATCATTTTCACCTTGCATTTCTCTAAAAATAACAGACTCTTTGAATAGTCTACTATTATCAGATTCCAGTTCTAAAATAATATCAGATGGAATTTTTGTCACTCTCTATTCTCCGTTGTTGGATCAATTCACGAGCAAAACTTTTAATTCTTTTTTCTCTCCTTTTTAAAGAAGATTTCAGAGCCAAAGGTTTTGCGACTTTATCAAACGTAATACCATTCAAATGGTCGATTTCATGTTGGGCGACTCTAGCCGAAATGCCCGTCAAATTAATCTCTTTATTATTCCCATCTACATCCTGATACGAAACAGTAACATCTTTAGGTCTTGTAATAGCCATACTCAAAAATGGAAATGATAAGCAACCTTCCTCCATATGCACTGTTTCTAAAGAAGATCGGACAATTTTAGGATTAAATAATGTCATATATTCTTTATCAAATCCCATGACAAAAACTTTTCTAGAAATTCCACACTGAGGAGCAGCGACACCATATGCTCTATGCGTCTTCAAAGTTTCTGTTAATCTACCAGACAACTCTACAGCATTTTCGGAAGAAAAATTAAACTCTTCAGCAATCTGCTTCAAGATAGGATCGTTCTCTTCAACAAGTTCAAAACGATCATATTTATGTTCGATAATCTTTGTAGCCGATTCGCCCGTATCAATTGTAATCATTCCACTCATATATTTTACCTTAGTTCTATTAGTTTTGTAAAGTCTTTTTTCTTCTGAAACTTCAATGTTCTATCAAATTTATCGCCCAGAGTGTCTCCTTTATGCGAAATCACAATGACATTAGTATTAACATCTAACGATTCAATCAAATCCATAAATTGATCAATTCCATTCAAGTCCAAAGAAGAATCCAATGTCTCGTCAAAAATCAATAAATTAGTATTCACTGAATTTTTCATTTTAGCAATTTGTCTAAATGTAAACAGAATTGCCAAATCAATTCTTAATTTTTCCCCCTCAGAAAAATTCTCGTATTTAAATTCATCCCTATGCCTACTTTTAATAACTTCTTCGAAATTTTCGTTGATATTGAAATTAACAAAGAAATTCATCTGCGAAAGGTAAGCATTGATTAACTTATTCATTACAGGAATATATTGCTTAACAATTCTTGTCTTTATTCCTCCATCTTTTAATAGGACGGCAGAGAAATCATAATACTTTTTAGTATTTGTTAAATCATCTTGGTTTGATATATGCTTATCTAACTCCGTAGTTAATATAGTCAATTTCCCATCATTTTCATCAATCGCATTATTAGATATTTCAGAAATGGCTTTTAACTCTTTTTGAATATAATTTTGAATTGCCGAGATGGAGGCATTTAATTTTACGATCTCTGAATTGTGATCTTGTATATTTTTGTTAATTAATCTTATCTCATCCAATCTTTCTTCTAGTTTTGTTGCTTCTTCAGTTAATTTGGAAAGCCCGGTTTTCAATTCTAATTTCTTTTTATTATTCACTTCAATCTGCGTCGATTTAAACTCTTCATCAATAGATTGCCTACATGTAGGGCAACTATGATTTTTTTCAAAGAAATCACATTCTCTTCTCAATTTACTCAAATTAGTCTCAAGTTTAGATTCTATAGAAATCATTTTGCTTCTTTTGGTTTCTATAGAAGTTTTATCTATAATTTGTACTTGTAAAACATTTATATGTTTTTGAATAGAATCTATATCTTTTTGTAGAGAAGTAATTTGTTCATTGGATTTAGCTATTTCTTCCTGCTTCCTTTTAATTTCTTCTTGTGTATGTTCTTTATGTTCTTTGAGATTCTGTTTCTGCAATTCGATCTTTTCTGTTGTCAATTCTATATTATATTTTAGATCGTTACTTTCTTCTTTCAATTTAGAAAGTTTATCTTTGACCAAAACATTCATTGTAGAGAATATTTGAATATCTAACAATTCTTCTATAATAGATCTTCTATCTGCCGCTGGCATCTGCATAAAAGGATTATATCTAGCAGACCCCAAAATTACTACATTAATGAAAGACTTGTAATTGACTTTCAGAATATACTTCTCTAGATATTCTTGATAATCTTTAGAAGAAGCATCTTGATTAACAAGAACATCATTACAATATATTTCAAATACTGTTGGTTTCATTCCTCTCACAACCTTATACTCTCTATTACCAATAGAGAATTCAATTGTGACTAACATATTTGCTTTATTCTTAGAATTCAATAGATTTGGTTTATTTGCTTTACGAAAGGGTTTTCCATATAAAGCAAAGCAAATAGAATCCAGAATACAAGAAGATTTCCCAGATCCATTGACACCAACAGATAAAGTCTTCTTATGAGAATTGAGATTTATTTCTATAGGAGAATTTCCTACAGAAAAGAAGTTACGCATGGAAACGCGAGAAAATACTATCATAATATACTACTAAATTGATTCAAGGGACATCGCTTCGTCATAAAGCGAACTTAATATATTTTTTAATTTATTAGCATCTAACTCTTTTGTTTTTACATTATCTATATATCTGGATAAAATAGTAAGTGTGTCTTCTGTCTCATCAATATCATTGATTTCTTCGTTAAGAACATCAGCAGTATCCTCAATTATAACAAGATCTAGGGGATTAATCTTATATAAAGCATCAATGAATAAATCAAATAGATATGGATTTTGTTTATTCTTAACAACCACTTTAATGTAGGAACTTGCATATGTATCGAGTTTAGATTGTTCTATCTGTTCTTTTATACTATCCTCGTTTAATAGATCATCATAAAAGATCTTATTAAACATTTTATAAGGATTCTGTACAAAATCTAAATCTCTTGTTTCGAAATTAAATACATGAAATCCTTTTGGATCAGCATCATCTTGCCATGTCAATTCATACGGGGTTCCCAAATAATATATATTACCTCTAGTAGAACGATGATGATAATGACCAGTAAAAACAAATTCAAATCTTTCGAATAACTTCCAATCCATGCCTTCGTCAGAGATAAATCCTTTATACATAGCGAAGTCACGCAGTTCCAAGTGACCGAAACAAATATCGGATGAACTCTTTCCTATCTTACGGATAGACTCTTCATAATTATCTTTACAAATCCAAGGAAGAAATAATGGTTTTATATTTGGAGCCAATTCAACATAATCTGGTTTTTCAATAGAGATAATATTTCTGTATTCTTTCAATAACAAATTTTGAGAATTTACATTGATAGTATCTCTATAAAAACTATCATGATTTCCAACCAAAGTATATAATGTAATATCGTATTCTTCTAACTTATCAAAGAAATATTTTTTGCATTCGGAGAGTCCTTGCAAATGGGCTTGTTTTCTGTTGTCAAAGATATCTCCGAGTTGTACGACAGTTTTTATATTATTATGCAATAAATACGGGAAAAATACATTGGTATAAAATTTTTCAAAGTATTCATTGAATGACTTTGAACCAGATCTAGCCAAAAAGTGTGAATCTCCAAGTATAGCAATTTTCATGTTATTTGTCAACTATCCTTTCATGATATTTTCAATTTGAACTTCATCAATGGTTTCGCGTTCCATTAATAGTTCAGCCATTTGTTCAACTTTATTCCAATTTTTCTTTAAAATTCTTTCGGCGGCTTTATAATTCTTGTTAATCAAAACTTGAATTTCTTTTTGTACCAAAGTAGTGATTTCTTCCATTCCAGATTTTAATTGCGAGGAATTAGTTAATCCATTCATTTCTACAAATTTAATTGGCGGGACTTTTTTACTCATTCCCCATTCAGTTACCATTTTAGTAGCAAGCGAAGTTGCACGTTCAATATCATTCGAAGCACCAGTAGTAACACCATCAAATCCAGCATAAATTTCCTCTGCAATCCTACCTCCATATAAAGAAGCAATTTGACTTTCCAATTTTATTTTACTAACTGAAACCGAATCTCTTTCTGGTAGGAACATAGTAATACCAAGTGCTCTGCCGCGAGGAATGATAGAAACTTTATAAATCGGATCATGTTCTTTAGAAAAATATCCTACAACAGCGTGTCCAGCTTCATGTATTGCTGTAAGTTTTCGTTCATCTTCTGACATTGTAAATGTCTTTCTTTCAACGCCCATCAAAATCTTATCCTTGGCTTTTTCAAAATTATGTTTCGAAACAACATCAGAATCTTCTCTAGAAGCGAAAATAGTAGCTTCATTTACAAGATTGGCTAATTCTGCCCCAGAGAAGCCAGATGTTCCTCTAGCAATACTATGCAAATCCACATCCTCGGACATAGGAATATTCTTTGTATGAACTTCAAGAATTTGAGTTCTGCCATTCAAATCCGGTAATCCAACCGCGATTTGACGATCAAATCTTCCGGGTCTTAATAATGCCTTATCTAAGATATCCGCACGATTTGTTGCGGCAATAACAATAATCCTAGAATTAGTACCAAATCCATCCATTTCTACCAGCAATGCATTTAATGTTTGGTCGCGTTCGTCATTTGAAACCATACCAGAACTTCTTGATTTACCGACAGCATCAATCTCGTCAATGAATAAAATAGCAGATTCATTTTTCTTCAATTCGACAAACATATCACGAACTCTAGAAGACCCCACACCAACAAACATTTCAACAAAGTCGGAACCGGAACAATAATAAAACGGTACACCAGCTTCATGAGCAACCGCTTTGGATAGCAATGTTTTACCAGTTCCGGGATCTCCTGTCAAGAGAACACCTTTCGGGACTTTACCGCCAAGCTTATTAAATTTTTCGGGATTTCTAAGAAAATCAATAACTTCTCGTAGTTCATCTTTTGCTTCATCACAACCAGCAACATCGGCAAAGGTAACTTCATTGTGTTCATCTTTTTCGAGAAGTTTAGCTTTGGAATTTCCAATAGATCCTAATCTACTACCAGCCTGTCTCCTAGCAAACCAAATCCATGCACAAATTAATAATACAATAGGAATTGAGTTAATTAAAATATCCATCCAAATACTTCTCTTTGGAGGATCTAAAACTACAACATCTACATTATGTGATAATAAATCATTAATTAATTGTGGATCATTATCTGGAGTATTAACTACAAACTCTTCGCCAGTTTTTGCAATAGCATGTAGACTACTTCCTTGAATCCTAACCTTAAAGATTCCATCGTGTTTAACAATATTCAAAAATCTAGTATAAGATGGTTGATATTGTTGCATTATTGGCTTAGTCATTCTATTATAAAATGTTACCGCAGCAAATACTACAGCAAATAGAATAACTGCCTTGATTAAAATTTGTTTATTCATTATTCTTCCTCTAGGAAATTTTCTAGACCCTTTTTCTTCTTGGAGTTCTCTTTCTTCTCCTTAACATTAGATTCATACTGCTCAATAAATTCATACAGGTTATCATAAATTTGAATTTGGTTTATTGTGCCATCACCGAGTTCTAATAACTCTTCTTCATCAAGAATCCCAAAATTCTCGGTGGCTTTATATTTCACATATTGTTGTTTCTTTTCTTTTGCTATTCTTCTTACAAAAGCATACCAACAAATTTGGGTAAAATATGCAAATGGATTTGTTGACTTTGCCGGATCAAAATTCTCAAAATACATCAAACAATTTTCTATAGCATCCGAAACCATTTCGTCCTTATACGTATAACAGCAAAAATTAGGACGTTTCGCCAGATTCATAGCAATCTTTAAGAAACATTCACCAATATAATTGGGAATCCGGGGTTTCTTTTGTCCCGCGCTTTTAGAAACGTCCAAAGCGGTTTTATATTCGACAAGAGCTTTTAAAAAATCGTCATTATTAATATATTGTGTTGTAGTTTTCAATTTATTCTCCTAATAATCCTACTCATTGTATTATTATACCGCACTAATCGAAATAAGTAAAGGAAAAAATAAT